CTCTGGGTACAGCTTTGTCATATCTGTATTGCTCTATTCTGCCAACCAAAAAATCATAATAATTACGCTGAGCAGAATTGAAACAGAACTCAAACTCGTTTGGTGATAAGCTCTCAAGTTGATTCTTGCGAGCAATAAATCGCATTATCCGATAAACGTCATTGACATTCATTATGCCTAATTTACACAAATATAAGAAATAAAAAAATCCCCACTGAGAACAGCAGGGATTAACCAAACTATGAAAAAACACCGAATTACATCTGTAGTTGTATTTTTAAGGTCTTGAAAAAGCCTATTCCCTCATCTGTCGTACAGAAGTCAGCAATAGCCTCCGTAACCTTCTGGTTAGGGTCTAAGGTCGTAACTAGCTGTTTAGATGATGACCAGTGCAATTGACCCCTCACAAGCTCTGTGGTAATGATGTTATTCTTCAATCCCTGCTCAATAGTAAATATTGACTTAATTCTAGGGTTATTGGCAAATAACAAGAAGTTGTCTGGGTCTTGTAGCGCCTTGGATTTGTAGTCTTCTCTGATTGCATCGAAGTCTCTCTCTTCTCCAGTAGATGGGTGAGTGAATGAAATTCCAAGGAACTTTGCGTGTGGTATCATGTCCTCAACTGAGGCGTTGCGAGCCATATCGTATGCTAAATCCTTTCTCTTTCCAAGCTCAACCACATTTTGGTCGCTATTGGAGAAGTCAAGTAGTTTATATACATTCTTTGTTTGTCTTGCTTTGTGTGTGTTTTGTTCGCACTGATTAGATGCCATTAGGTAGTCAAATAGGACTTTGTTCCAAGAGGGAACCATAAGGTGTCCATTTTCAAACGTAATGACGTTTCTCTGGTTACTAGCGATTCTATCCCCTACAGGACCATTCTTCTCCTGCTCATCAACGAAGATGGTAGGAAAGCCATCTAAATAGCGAATTTGACGTGGTCTCAAATCTGGGTCTTCCTCTGTTCCGTAGTTAAAAATAGCCGTATCCTTGTTAGGAATTACGAATCTTGGAGGGAAGATGCTGGCTCCCTCGTAATACTTGGGATGCTCTTCTATCAGCCTGAATATAAATACATCAGGCACTTTCTTTGCTTTTTTCGCAGGTGGCTTCTTGAAACTTAAGGAGCTCTGCGATTGAGTTGGTGTACTTGCCAACTCGGATGTTGCTTTTGCCATAAAATTGTTTTTTAATTAAAAGAACTGTTACAAATATAAGTATAGCAAACCATGTGCCAAACTTTATTTCAACAAAAAAAGGGGGCAGATACCCCCTTAAAAAAACCAACCATTATGAAATACGCTATAAATATAGGGAACTTTTAATAAAAAACCCCTCTTTTGGAGGGGCTTTCTATTTTTATTCGACCAAGTCGATTTACTGTCCATCAAAAATGGCGTACTGATTAGCAGCAAACACACGTGCTCCCGGATAAGAAAGCATTGTGATTGTCTTGTTCGCAGTAGTTGTTTTGTTCTGCGGAGCAAGCATACCAGTTTCAGTAGTAAGGATTCTCTGTCCGTTAACCTCTTGGAAGATGATTTGGAAGGATGGGAATTGCTTACCAGTCTTAGCATCGCTGTTAATCTTCTGAGGAATCAAAAGACCATAGTTACGCTTCTCAGGAACAAGAGCTCCCGGATTGATATGGTACACAGCTTCTGGAGAGAACATGTTGTTCAAGAAGAAGTGGAAAGTATAACCATCAATCATGAAAGAAGAGAAACCATAAGATACAGCAGCTTCTTGAGAACCACCTACAGAACCGTAGCTGATAGCACCGTTCTGATATTGTCCGAAGAGCAAATCGTTGGTCTCTTGACGCTGATAGATGTCTTGCAAGAAATGATATTCACCAGTTCCACCATAGAAGTTCAAAGAACGAGTCAATGAGTGGATAGCATCAAGGTCCATAGAACCTGAAGTGTACTGGATTGTAGTACCGTTAGCTTGTACTCTTGGAATAACACCTACAGTACCTGAAGTTCCGTTAGTCAAGTTGTCTACAGCAACACCTTCCATGATTTTGAAGAAAGCGTTGTTCATGTAGCGACGGTTCATATCATCTTGAGCAAGATAGTAGTAGTAGAAGTTTCCGTTACCGAAATCAACTTCGTTCTTTTCCAAATCAGCTCTATCAGTGATAGTGAAGTCATCTCTATGTTCTGTAGTAGTATTGGTAATTTTATCCAAAATTGGAGACATACCGTTAAGAACTGTAGATTGCTCACCAATGTTAACAGCACCACGAAGCAATAAGTAATCAGAAGCAAGCAAGTTAGCTGAGCCTGCTGATACAAATGCTTGTGTAGAAACCAATGGACGGATAACAGCGGTCAAAGGATAAGAACCAGAAGATACTGATACTACCTGACCTTCGATACCTGAAGTCATGATACGTACAACCTCACCAGCACGAAGTGGCAATTGAGAATTGTAGTAGTTAGGGTCGTTAGCGAAGGTAGAACCTGCTGCGCTACCGATAGTTACAGTTACGTTAGCACCTGCAACTGGAGCTACAACAGCTGTCTTCACAGATACTGCTTGGTGCAAACCACGCTTCTCATAGTGATAGAACAATTGGTTGTCAGTCTTAGCTTCAACTACTGAGTTACCGAGAGCCATCTGTACGATAGCGTAGTTCTCAGCACCGTATTTTCTTACAAGGTTCTTTTCAAAAGAACGGTCAAAAATGTTAAGGTCATTCAGAAGGGCTTTGTTCGTTGCTTGTGACGATATCGCACCTTGTGAATACGCTGGATATGAATTTGGCATATTACTTTGTTTTTAAATTTTTATTTTCTTTGATATAAATGACCCATGAAAAGCTTGTCAAACATGGCACGCTCTTCATCTGCCGCATTTGGTTTAAATGTTCCTGCTGGCTCGGATTCTGATTGAATGTTTTTGCTCTGCTTCAGCATCTCTAGTCTGGTTTGGTTAACCGCCTGAGAAATAGCTGATGTAAGGATTTTCTCAAAGTTGTCTGCAATGTAAAGGTCTCTCACCATGTTGTCTGTCTGATACTTTCCATCTTGGTAGTAACGACCTACTTGATATGATTCAAGGTCTTCGGCTGCTTGACGGTACTTTGTTAATTCCTGCGCAGGGATGTCGAATTTACCGTTAACAGCTACGTTAGCCTTTTCATCTTTCCACGAAAATGGAAGTGATGTTACCCTCTTCTCAACACCATCAAGCGTCTTGAGGAACGTTGACCTTTGTTCTTGAATCAACTGTTCCATCTCCGCATTGGTATCTGTTGATACTTCGGGCTGGGGCTTAGACAACTCAGGGAATTTTATATCCTGAGCTAAATTTTCAAAGAACTCCTTCGCTTCAGAAACATCTGACTTTATGCGTTGGGTTAATTTCTTTTGTTCACGTTTCAACTTTGTTTCATCTACTGAGTATTCGTCAATAGTGTAATTGTCGTTGAACTCTGATTCTATATCATCATCATCAAACTCTGGGTTATTGACTCTGATATAGGCTTTTAGCACTTCAGCATCATCCATCTCTTTTACATTCTCTGCAAACTGCTTTGTGCCAAGTATTTCAAACAGCTCTTCGGTTTTACCTTCGAGCAGCATGTTATAAACTTGTTCGCTTAATTCGTTTTCAAATTTTGGTTGTGCAGGTTGCTGCAACGCTTCCAAAACTTGTTCCCATGATTCAAACGTACCACCAGTCTTAGTCTTGATGAAATCATCTTCATCTACTACATCATCAGCACTGTACGTTGTAGGTTCTGGAGCTTGTTCTGTTTCTACAACTGGTTCAGCAACTTGTACATTTTCTTGTACAGATTCTTGTACAGGTTCTTGCACTTGCTCTTCTACTGGTTTTACATTTGGTTTACCAGACAGCAAAGCTTCGTATGCTGATTCATTTGATGCAGATTCAGGAGCTACTGACGCTACTTCTTCTGTTGGGGTTTCACTTGTTAAAGAACTTTCTGTTGTTGTGTTTTCAACCGGTGCAGATTCTGCAACAGTTGGTGTTTGTGTTTGTGCATATTCCTGCACAATGTCTTTGATTTCCATAAATATTTTGTTTTTAGGATGAACTTGTCCTTAAACTACTGAACAAATATAGATAAAATTTTAATAATCAAACAAAAAGGCTTGGTAGAAACCAAGCCCGCAACCATGAAAACACACAAACTATTTATTCAACTGGTGGTTGTTCTTCAACAACCTCTTCAGTTGTCTGTTGCATTTCTTCTTGTGGCATCTGCTCTGCCATAGCCTGCTCTTGCATTTGCTGCATCATTGCAGCTTGTTCAAGAAGTTGTGGCTGAATAGCGTTACCAAGTATTGTATCAGCGAATTTCTTAATATCCTCTGGAAGCGGTTTTCCACTTGCAATAGTGGACGTGTAGAGTGCTGATGCAAACTTGATAAGTTCAATTTCCTTATCACCTTCTGTCTTGCTCTTATTAACTGAAAGCTTACCAGAAGTAGTCATTTCTTCAAGCTGTGCATCAAGCTGAGCTTTAGCATTTGCTGATTGTTGCTGAATCTGGGCGTTCATTTGAGCATTTTGCTGAGCCTGTTCCATTGCTTCTTTCTTGGAACGCTTAACGGCTCTGGCTAGATAGAGCTCTGCAAGTTTAGTATCTTCTATATGTTTAACCTTAAATGCTTGTTCATAGGTTAGCATTCCGGCTTGTAGTGCAGTGTTCATCAGCTGATTAAGCTCCATTCTGCTATTGATATCGTTTACAAGGCTGACCCTTACGTCAAAAGTCATATCCAACAGACTCATCTCGTAACCTTCAAACTCCTTAAACTTCTTAGCTTTCAGC